ATAACTAAGGAAACTAGTTTGAACGTTAGTAGCTAATCCATGACCTACTGAATTTATTACGTTTCTATTACTTGTTATATCAGCAAGAACTCTGTCCTCATCAATTGCACAGAATAAACCAGTTCTTCTAGCTTCTGCGTTAATCATTGATTCAATATAAACATTTTGACCTTCCATAGTTTTGAATCCTGGAAGTAAAGAACCTGTATATTTCGCTAATAGTGTAACGTTTCTTAAATTTGAGAACTCATCTAATTTATCTTTTAATAAACCAGTAGCTGAGAAATAATTACCAAATACAGGGTCTGTATCTAATAATGAAGGTGTAAATGTACCTTTGAATACAAAAACGTCAATCATGAAGTCAGATAAATAATCTTTGTCATGTAAGTATGTTGGAACATTTCCATTTCCATACCATTCTTCTGCTGTAACTTCAAAACCGTCTATTTCCTGAGCAGTTCTTGCAATAATTGTAAGGTCTGAATCGTGTAAATTTGTAAATGCGATTACTTTATTATTATCTGTTGTTGCAGTTGATAATAACTGAGTATCTGTTGGTTTCATGAACTTATCCATATCATGGAAGTTTCCGTATGCAGAATTTCCAGAAGCAGTTAAAGAAGCACCTCCAGCATTGTTGTCTGAACCATCAGTATACATAGATACCCAATTTCCAGTATCTGAACTAACATCTTTTAAGTTTAACGCAAGGATAGGACCTCTTGTTAAAGCAGCTTTACAGGATCTGTGGAAGAACATTCCAATTTTTTCTAAATTTTTATCAATATCACCATATACATTTTTGAAATCTTCTACGTTTTCAATAAGTACTGGTGTATTGAAAGGGCCTTTTTTAGAGTGACCTACCAAAACTCTTAACGTTCCAACATTAATATTAGAAGTTTGAGATTTGTCGAATTCTAATCGGTAAACACCTGAACTCTTAAATTGTCTTAATTGAGGACTAATTGCCATAATTTAATAATTTATTTTTTCTTTAGTTATATATCTTGTTTATCTGCGAAATTTACTATATAATGTCGTATATATCGTACTGTAGGTCTCCAGAACTTGAATTCTCTCTATATAGAACTTCTTCCATTATATTTACAGTATCCTGTGGTATAAAATCTAAAAGTTCTTCAATATAATCAGCATATGATGTTGTATTAAAAAATTCGGTAGAATTCACACATGACATAATAATATCATCATGTCCTAATTGTGCACCATACGACCCATTCTTAAGAGCACCAAAAACTGATGCCTCTGTGATGGTTTCAAACTCATTAAGTTTAATTCTATTACCTTCTACTAATTTCTTAAAGTTTTGGCAAAATACTGATTTATTTGCAGAGTTTAATTTAAGTCCATGTTTTACTGTTTTTGAATCATGTCTATGTTTGAATCTAAGTATCATTTCGTCTTCAAACTCGTTTCTAGATGGAAATACAGTACTCATATATTTTAATAAAATACTTCCATAAGTATTATATTCTACTATCATTTTTACATTTTCGCCATTAAAAATTTCAAGAGATAGTGTATATAAAATTTTTGCAAAGTCTTCAATAGTGTGTTCATTACTTCTAAATAATGCAACTTGTTCTAACTTAAAGAAATCATACATTGCACCAGGATTTATTGAATTCTTAATATCCTCATGTTCCATTGGTTTAACTTCAAAAACATTTATAATTGAATAGTCACCTCCTGAACCTTCTGCAATATCAACTGAAAACAGCCAATATTTCTTTTTATTATTAGCATCTTCAGTATCAAAGTCTTTTGCAAATCCTAAAAATCCTTCAGTTTCTGCATGTATATTTGAAAAATCGTCTAAATCTTCCCATTTATATACATGCATTTTTTTTCTAAAATTCTTTAATGAAATTGGATTTAATAATAATAAAGAAGCTACAGTAAATTCATTTCCATATTGTCTATTAAACGCCTCTTCAGAACCTAAATTTGCAAATTCTCTTTCATACCATGCGTCATCTCTATCAGGGTGTTGCCACCAATCAATTCTAGTTGGTACATATTCATTATTACCTTTAACTGCATTACTATAAATCTCATGAAATTTATTAAATCCATTTTGAGTTGAAGTAATATTGATTCTAGAAACAGCTGAAGATGATAGCGTTGGATATACGTTTTCATAAAAACTATCTACAATTGTTGGATGCACGTGAGCAAACTCATCAAGATATAAATTATGAATTGTAAAACCAATACCAGCTTTTGCTGTAGTTGATTGACCTACAAGCCTACAACCATTATCAGCTCTCATTGACATTACATCATATTTCAAAATACCAGGTTTCATGAAAAACGGTAAATTTTCCATAACAACTTTTGCTTTATCAATAATTTCTTTAGTGGTTTCAGATTTATTTGCTAAAAGCAAAGTAGTTTTATCATAATTGAATAACATATACCATGCATTAAATATAGATGCTGTCACCGTTTTACCCATCTGTCTTGCGGCTACAACTACATTAAATCTATTCTCTTGAAAACTTCTAAGTAAATCTTTTTGATAATCTCGCATCTGAACCTTGCGAATACCTTCATCTGTCATTACAACAGCATATTTTTCTGCAAAATATATTATATCTTTAGCGCACTTAGCTATTTCGGTGATTTCATTATCAGTATATTCAAAAACAATACTACCTTTACGTAAATGCTGTTTACCCTCGTAAAAAGGCATACGAACTTGAGGCTTATATCCTTTGTCGAGTGCGATTATTAGGTCATTTATACTTTTAGTTGACCAAACTTGTCTATCACTTGAAGCATCTGAATCTTCCTTTGGAATCCATTTATTATCTCCTGTATATTCTGGCATTATTCTTTTGTTTCTTCAACATCAGTTGGATTAACATCTTCAACATCTTCTGAATCTAGACCAGTTCTAATTAACTTCATTAAATCCTTAGAACCTCTCATTGTTTTTGAGTCACTTGAATCTCCTCCAGCAGATTCAATTGCGTTAATATCATCTTTCTTTTTATAGATTTCAATATCTCTTGCAATTCTTTTTGTAGATTCTTCCGTAGCCATTAAATACATTGTTTGTGATTTAATAATATCTAGCATAGATTTTTGAAGAGTAGCAAGTACCTCGAACATTCTAGGTGCTATATCTCCGCCTTCTATAGTTTCAAGTAAAGTTGTTAAAGCTCTTTCACCAGCATTTAGCTGATAAACAAGAGAGGCCATTGTCATTTCATCAATAGCTTTTTTAGACTGAATATATTCATCACGTTCAATAATATCCTCATCTAAATAGAACTTCATAAGAGCTGTAATAGTTTTCTTTGCTCTTTTAGTAGATGCTGCTTTTAGTTCTGGAAAAGTTGGTAAAACTTCACGCTCTTTAGCTGGAAGCATTGGGTCGGTTGGTACTATTTCTTCAATAGATTCTGTATCATTCCCAATTAAACTGTCCAAATCTCTTCTTATATCCTCCGCTTGGTCCTTAATTGTTTTCTTTTTATCTGACATAAATAATTTGTTTATAGAGTATATATCTCAATTATGCTATCTAGCATTCTTGAACTTTTGATACCCTAATGATGGAATTGCATTATCAATAACTAACGCGTGTTGATTATCATAAACTACATATTGGTTTAACATATTCACCATTTCATCTTCTTCTATTGCTTTATCAAATATTCTAAGACTTGTAACGTTAAGTTTAGAACCTTTAAGAACATAAGGTGAAAGACCTCCCCATGTGTGTTGTCCTCCAATCATTGTAAATGTATTGTGGTATTCTTCAACTAAAGAACTAACATGGCCATTTACAGTTAAGCTAAATAGCTTTAATTCTACTTGTTCAGTATTGTTCTTAATATTTACAACAATACCATACCATTTATCTTTACTTAAACTTGTATTATGTGTAAACTCATGGTCGTTTCCGTCTATCACAACTGAAATCTTTAATGTGCTTATCTTAATCTGAATCCCACCTTGAACTAAATTATCACCTATAAGCGAGTATTTATTTGAATCTGTTATTTCAAATGTTGGCCTAAACCATCCAGTCACTGCAATTTGACCATTGACAATCATATTAGATGATGTTGCATATCTTAAAGCATCTGAGTTAATAGATACTCTACTTAAATCATAATGGTTATGAGAAACTGTTTGGAAGTTATTAACAATAGCTTCATCAACAATAGTTAAATTTGAATCTATATAAGTCCTAGAACCGTCTTCTAATACTCTAGAAATCGTTTGGAATTGTACCGGTTTTGTATCTTGTTTTTGCTCATCTGCAATCTCTTCACCAAATAGCTCATCTATGCCTGTTATTAAATCATCTGTTGCTGTCTCATATTGACCTTTAATAACTGATGTTCTATCTTGATATTTAGTTAATTTTAGTCTCCAATATGAACGAGAAGCATTAAATTCATCAGCAATACTAACAGAACTTACCTCGTACATCTTATTGATTATAGGTATAAATAAATAATCTTTTGATCGCGGTCTTATTCCTTCACCAAAAACTGCCTTAAATCTATCATGAACGATATGAACTTCAAATTCTGCCCATTCCATACCAAAAATATTGTATGTGTTTGCTTCTTCGGGAAATTCATTATCTGGTACTAATATTTTTATATCTTGTTGATCTGCGACGCTAAATAATGAATATTCCATTAAAGTTACGTCTTTAGTTCTATCATTTGCTTCAGTTCTGAAATAATTTACAGTATGTCCAAATATATTACTTACAATATTATTAAGTTGTTTGTATAAATTTACAGACTTATTCTGCGCATAAGGATTATATAAGTTTTCTGCCTCACAAACTTCTGGCTCAATTGCAACTCCACCTACTTCATAAAACGGATCGGCACAGTCAAGTCCTACACAATCACTTTCAGCGCCGCTAGGGACTGGCCCCTCGGGTGCATCATATGCAAATGAATGTTTTCCATGATAAATTCCAACAGATATTGGGTTCTCAGGTGGAGGTAGTAAATCTACATTAAATTCACCAGGTGCTCGGCCCTCTACCCAAATATAAAATGTTTGTGTTGCGCTTACAAAAGTTTCAGATAAAATTGTATATAGTGGCTGTGGGGTAGTAATAAGACTTTGATCTGAAGCTGCTAACGCATATGTCCAAACAAAACCATCTAACTCTCTTTCTACAGACGTATCCTCCCCTGTTGTAGTGTTGATGTTTCTTTGTGGTTGGAGTTCTAGGAAAAAAGTAACTCCGGCTACACATTCAACTCCATTAACCTCAACTATTTCGGCGTGTGGCCAATAATTATCAGAGTCTTCTATTAGAATAGTATTTTCGTTTAAAGCTCTATCTACTGTCCATACACTCATAACACCATCGGTTACCATTATAAGCTGCTGGCCTGCTTCGTATGACTCAAGACCTCCTGCATCAACGTTAATGTCGCTAAAAACCAATAAACTAATTCCTGGTGTAGAAGATTGTTTTGCTTTAGATGGATAGCCAGCCGTGTGTCTGGTGCATCTACCATCTAAAAAAGACCATGATGTAATAGAACCAACATTATCGGAAGTATAAGGTCCAGCAAAAAAGTTAGTAAATTGACCGTTTGCGGTTACGTCAACAGGACATTCCATATTATATAATCTTTATTTTAACTATATATTAGATTTTTATATGTAATCTGTAATAAGCAATAACATTGGATTCTCTTTATCTAATGAAAGTTCTATTGCATCTAATAAAGCTGCTATTAACTGACATTCTATTGAATTCTCATCTTCAGTTAAATCTAAATATGAATTAAGTTTTGCAAATATTAAATCTGTTGGATGGTTAGAATATGGCATTCCAATTTTTAGAAGACCAAGACCTTCTAATACTGAATTTAATTTTTTTAGCTCTGGGCTTGCAAATATATCGGAAAGGTCTAATCTAGCTTTTAATATTGCAAAATCATATTT